TGCGGTTAGTCATGCCGGTCATATCGATTTTGACCTCAGCGGTCGTGAAGCGGTTGATTGCTTCCTGCTCCGCAAGGTCTCTCATATACTTCAGGTCCTCGGTCGTTTCCTTCAAGGACGCGGCCGCGCTTCCCGCGCTGTCGTTAATGCCGGCGGTGTCTGCGCCGATACTGTCGAGAGCGGTCTGCTCTGCGGAACTGTCCGCCGCGGCGTCAGCCTTTGCCTGTGCATAAGCGGCCTGCAAAGCGTCGACAGAAGAATTGAGCTCGGCTTTCAAAGAGTCGATATGCGCGTCTCTTCCGGCTTTCGCGCTCGCGAGCTCGCTCTCATACGCGGCAAGGTCTGCCGCGCGAGCGGACTTTGCAGCCTCGTTTTCTGCGGCCGCAGTCGTTGCAAAGGTCACATGTTCAATGGCGTCGATACTCACGCCGGGGATTTTATTCAGCACCCCGATGAACTTATTGATAATATCGATAGCGCCGTTAATCATGTTTTGGAGAATCGTCAGTACAGAGACCTTCATATCCCCCATGAAGTTCGCGATTGCGACGCCGGCTTTCTGCCAGCAGAGCTTGAGCTTGTCTACGAGGTCAATGACCCAGTAGACGCCGGTAAAGAATGCGAGCTTGACCGCATTCCAGCCGACGATAAGCGCGAGCTTGCAAATCTCCCACGCATTTTTAACGCCGCCGATAGACTGAATCCACCGATACATTGCCGCAACAAGTACGCCGATGATAAGGGCAATCCAGAGAATCGGATTCGAGAGGAGCGAAACAATAAGGGCCTGATTTGCCGCGACAGCCAGCCACTGAGCAGCGGCATGGACGACCCACGCAACGGCGAGAATGCCGACCGTAGTAGCCAGCCCCACGAGTACCGCGCTGACCATATCTGCGTTCTCCGTGAGGAAGGCGACGATATTATTCAGCCACGAGACGATGGTCGTAAGGACCGGCAGAAGCTGCTCAGCCATAATGCCGGTAAACTCGAGCCAGCTCTCGGAGAGAAGCCGGGTCTGGTTGGCGTAGCTATCCTGCGTGCGGGCAAAGTCGCCTTGCGCGTCGGCGGTCGTGCTCATAAGGTAATTGTACCGGAGCATGACCTGCTCAGCCTGAGACATTTCGTTGTAGGCCGTTGTGATACCCTGCGAGAGGGCATAAGCCTCGAGGTTGGCGACCGACATGTTAATGCCGAGCTGCTTCAAGGGCTCTGTCTCGCCGGAGATACCGGAACGGATTTTCTCGAAGGCGGTCTCAAGGTCAAGGTTATAGAACGACGCCATATCGCCGGCAAGGCCGACCATATCTTTCGACATATCTACAATGGCGTCGCCCGCAAGGCCGGAAGACTTGAGCATGGCACCGATAGTGCCGGCGTACCGCTTTGCGCTTACCTCGTTCATGCCGTAAGCGGCAAGACACTCTTTCGACCACGAGTTGATAGCCTCCGTAGCGCTTCCGAAAGTAACGTCGACGACGTTCTGGACTTCGGCAAGGTCGGAGGCGTAATCAATTCCGGTCTTGATAGTATCAAGCGCCTTGCGCGCAATCATCACAAGCCCGATAGCTTTTGCAAGGCGGCTGAATGCATCGGTCGATTTATTTGTGTGGTCTTCCAACTGGTCCAACGCAGCGCTCGCCCTCGCGAGCTCTTCGCGGGCCTCTTGAATGGAGGCGGTGTCGATAGCCCGTCCGGACGCATCCTGCATAGCCTCAAAGCTGTTAAGCACGATATTCATCGCCTTATTGATACTCTTGAGCGGGCCGGTCATGCCGTCCGTAAGTACGAGCTGCGACTTGATAAGGGCCATAGGCCTCCTCCTTTCCGGGAATAGGCACCGAGGCTTGACCCGGCTTTACCTCAGTGCTTTTTCCCGTGTTTTGCTTTGGCAGCTTCTTTCTTCTCCTGCTCGACCTTTATATCGATAGCAGCGATAATGAACGCCTGTGTATAAGGGTCCATGTCAAGGAAGACATTTGGCGGCCACTTGAACTTGTGGAGACAGTAATAGACGTAGTTCGCCTCCGGGTCGTCTCCGAGTATTAGTTTTTTGCCTCTTCCACCATTTCGTCGCCGGACTGGAAGCCGTTGACCTGCAGGACCTTAGTAGAGTAGTCCTCGAACTCGGCAGGAGTCAGCATAGTGGTGATAAGCTGCTCCGCGCCCATAACACCGTAGCTCTGCTGGAGCTCGGCGTCGTTCAGATTCGGGAACACCGTGCAGCGGACGGCCACCTTCGCGAGGTAAGCGTTCGCGTCGAAGTCTTGCGTAAACTGGCCCTTGCGGCCGGGTACCGGGACGGTACGCATGCAAGCCTTTCTCAGGCCCGCGTTCTCCGCCGCGGTAATGCAGCAGATTTCCCACGGCATAGCCTCGCCGGTATCGGGGTCAACGAATCGGTCGGAAGCGATAAAGGTAACGTTGTCGATTTTCTTCGCGTTCTGAGCAAGGAACGCAGTCAGATTCTTAGCCATAATAAAATACCTCCTGTTTTATGTTGGTTTACTGCATGCCATTCAGCAAGCTAAAGGTCTCGGGCATTTCCCAGTCGTCGAAGGTGCCCTCGAGTTCCTCGTCGAGAGTCTCGGCGTCGGCGTCAAACTTCGCCAGAATGCCGCCCTTAGTGAGGCAGTTCTTCAAGATGATAGTCTGACGACCAACGGAAGCGGTCGGGTCTTCGTTCGCGACCTGAATATCGAACATGGGCATAAAGCCGGTGCGCTTATACTCAAGGAGCATTTTGCGGAAAACGGACTGATTATAGTGGGCGGTGCCGCTCCACGTACCGGACCAGCCGGTCGGCTTGTTGCCCTTGCCGGACTTGCCGAGGATAGGCACCTCGGCTACGGAGATGTCCATTTTGGACTCGAAGGAATAGAGCTGCATGAAGCAGTATCTGTTGCCGTCGGCCAACGTGATATACGCGGAAGCCTGAGAGCCCGCAATCGCGTCAAGCGCGTTCATAATAGGCTGAGCCATAATTCAAACCTCCTTACATGATGATAACGCTCATATAGAGCTGAGCCATAGCGTTCACGACGTTCAGGTCCTTCACAGTGCAAAGGACAGCCTTCTTCGTGTCGCCCTGCTCCACGGTTACGCTGTCGGGGTCGAAGTCCTCAATAGCGCGAATAGACTCGAGGTCCTGATGGAGCTTGCAAATATCGTTCCAGAGAGCAATTCTGCCCGCCGCATCATTCGGCACGGTGCCGAGGTAGCGCGTGTTGAAGAGGACCGCCGTATCGTTCGCAATCTGGTCGCAGACGCGGATAGTCTGATTCGACTTGAAGACGTCGCCCTTCGTGTCGGAGACAGTAATCAGGGAATCGATGTCCTCGAGAATGCGAACGTCGCCGTTGACATTGTGGAACATCAAGCGACCGGCCTTGATTGCCGCCTCGAGCTCGGCCTGCGTTCTGTCTACGTCGATGGTGAGCTCGCCGTCATACTTCTTGTTCGTGTTGGACTTGTTCACAGCGCAGCCCGCAGACGCGCCGGTCATCCAGTACACGAGGCCATACTGACCGAGGCCGGAAATGCCGGAATCGTAGTCCGTCGCCTTGCTGCCGATTTCGATAACGCCCTCATAGTCTGCGAGCTTCTCGTTGGAATCGAGGTTGAAGATAACGGTCTGGAACTTCGCGCCGACCTCGTCACGAAGGCGCTTTGTGTAGTTGATATACAGCTTGATAGTGGTCGAGTCGTCGGACGGGCAGCCGAGAGTATTGAAGCTGTAGCTTTCAAACTTATCGAGTGCCGCCTGATGGGCCGCGGCGTTTGCCGTGCCGTTCGTACCACCGGTGAGCGGGGTCTTCGCAGTCGCCGCGAGAGACGCGGTAGTCTTCCACGTTACGAAGTCGTTATCCTTGAGCGCAGTAGCCGCGGCCACGGTCTGTGTATCGAGGAGAGTTGTATCGTAGTAGAGGCTGACGTCAAAGAGGTCCGCGTTATCGGCGTTCGCTGCGATAACCACATAGAGCTTGTTGCCGGCAATGCCGGAATACTTCGCCGTGCAGTAAGCGCAGGCAGCCTTAGTGCCTCCGCCGTTCAGGCGATAGGCGTAGAGGGTCTGCGTATACTGGAAGAGCTCGCGCAGAGGCAGCAAAGCGTCGTCAGTATACGCATGACCGAAAATCTTGAGGCTGTTCTTCTGGAAGTCGCCGCTCGTCACGGTAAAAACCGTACTGTCGGGACCCCAGTCCAGCATAAGAGGCATGGCCGCATAACCTCTGTCGGAGAGAGTAGCGGACGCCTTAGCCACGCTGGAAAAGTTGATATACGTGCCGGGGAGTACCTTGTTTTGTACTGCCCAGATTCCACCGCCAAGGGCCATATTATTTCACCTTGCCTTTCATAAAGTTTTCGATAGCGGTATCAACCTCTTCGAGGGTGTACCACTTACCGTCCTCCAGAAGCGCGCCCAGAAGGTCGCGGCGCTTAGCGTAGCGCTGAGACCTCAAAAGCTGCTCTTTGGAGTGAGTAGGAGCGGCGGACTTTGCCGCCGCAGTAGCTTTCGCCATATCAGTTTCCTCCTTGTTCAATTTTCAGAGTTCCCATCTTGACCTCCTCAGCCGTCTTATACGTGAAGTGGTTATAGGAGACGAGGAAGTGAAGCACTCCATCCGTCACCTGAAAACTCATATCCGTACCGCGCAGCTTATCGCCGCCGGGCAGGTCAATCACTTCAAGCACCTCGGTGAGGGTATCTGCTACGCCGTAGCAGTCCTCACGCCCGGCCTTCGGAAAGTAGAGAACATCGAAACGAGGAAGACGTTTCTTGCGCTGGGCCGGGTAGTCCGTGACCTCGGCGTTAACCAAAAGCACAATAAAAGCAGGTTGCCGAAGCCCCTGCTTTACTGCGTTTGATTCGATATGACTACCGGGAAAAGCGGACCGCAGGGCCAGCGTGATTCCGTCTAAGATAATGTTTGTACTAATTTCCGCCATTGCAGACCTCCTTCAGCTTTCGGAGCACCATCTTCTCAAGCACAGACGGGGCGATTCGTTTCAGCTTTTCCTCGGAGATAGTCAGCATGTACCGGCCCTCGACCCAGCCGCCGTTTACGGTACGGTGACCGAACTCGACATACGAGGCGTACTCGACCGGATTTATGATTTCGACCATATATATATTCCCGGACTTTGTGACGGTCAGGGACTGCGCGTACTCGCGCCCGGCTTTGCCGTTCTTAGCGCCCCAGCCTCGGCGGAGAGTACCGCCTTTCTTGCCAGAGCCTTTCGGGTATTTGCCGACCGGGGTAGCCGGAATAACGAGAGCCAGAAGTCTTGCGGCAAGCTCTTTGCTGCAAGCCACGCAGAGGTCGTCTATCTCAGAGTCGCTCAGCTTTTCAAAACCTTTCGCGAACTCCCTGAACTGAGAGAAGTCGCAGCGTCCCCAGCGGGGCATTAGGCGTACTCCTTGAACGGGACGAGCGGTATCTCCTGATGACAGCTATAGACCGCAGGCTCACCGGACCTCGCATAGGCAGTAGTCCGGCCTTCCTGCGTTACGACTATCTTAGAGCCTGCCGGGATTTCCGCAGTCTTCGAGATAAAGAGCTTGACCGACTGCTGAATCAGCGGCGCGCTGTCCTGCTCGGTCGTGCTTGAGATACTTGAGAAGGACAAACGGCAGGGCTCACCGTGGAGCTTCTGGACCTCTGTGGGCTCGTCCCGGCCGTTTGCCTTATTTACCGCTGTCTCGAGGACATAAACGTCGCAGAGGCCGTCCCAGAGCCTCCGTAGAGCATCCTGATAGCTTTTCACCATACCAACCTCCTAAACGCTGCGATAAGCTCCGCGTCGGGGTTTACCATCTTCGCGAGCATTGCGTCAAACTGGTCCTCGAAGGAGCCAGTATCTGCAATCGCAAAGGTAACAGAGGTATCGCCCTCAGAAATGCTCTTAGCCGGCGCGTTGAAGTCGTAGACCTCAGAGAGAGCGCCGGAAGCCTTCTTGTCTGTGAGGAACATGCCCGCAGCCATATCCGCCCAGACATAGAAAAGACCCTCCGGCACTTCGAGCTGATTCGTTCGCGCCTTTAGGGTCGTCTCGGCTTTCTTAATGTTGTAATCAAGTGCCGCGCTGTCGGCCTCGGTCACGGTATAGCCGAGGGCCGACAGTCGGGCGGTTACTGCCGCGAGTATCTCCATAGGCCTTAACCTCTGGAGAAGATACGCGCGATAGGAATGGCCTTGTGGTTGATGTAGGAACGCTGAGACGCAGTAGTCTCACCGGAATGCACCAACGCCCAGTTTGCGCCGTTCTTGAGTTCGGAATCGGTAGGAGACAAAGAAGTCTGAGACGCCTTCTCGTAAGAGATACCGTAAGGCGCGAAGACCTTGCGCTGACGAGTGTACAGAGTGTCCTCGCCGCCATGAGTCTTCGGGTCACGGCTCATCTCATACGGCACCTTCGCGCCGATGTCCTCGTAGGAGATAGCGCCTTCGCCGAGAACGTAGGTCGTATACTGAGTACCTGCAACGACATAATCGTTTGCAGCCAGAGTCTTGCTGCCAAAGTACGGCGTTACCTTAGACAGAAGAATCTCGCCGGCAGCAGGACTACCGGAAGCGATAATCTTCAGAGCGCCGTCAGTGTTGGCGTCAGCGTCGAAGTAGCCCTCAGAAGCAGGCATGTCGTCGTCAACGACAACGAGCTTGCCGTTCCACGTGCCGAGCTCGAGGTCGCGGGTAATGCCTTCCTTGTCAGTGTACTTGAGACGCTCAATCAGGTTGAGATTCTCAAGACCGGTAGAGACGTCGGAGTGCATGAACACGAGCTTAAACTTCTTCTTGTTCGCGCCGCAAGCCTTGTTTGCTGCGGAGTTCAGAGTAGAAGCCGCCATTGCTCCGGTACCGACACCGGTCACGTCGAGGGTGTGCTTAGACACGAACTCTTTGCCCTTTGCATCGGTCATGGCGAAAATGCCGGCGAGAATAGCGAGAATCGTGTTCTGGTCCAGATGGTCCTTATACTCGGCCACCTGCTGGCTGATGTTGCCCATGAAGTCAACACCGCCGGTGATGTCATAGGAGAAGTCCCTCTCAGTCCAAGCCTTCGCACGGCCGACGACAACGATACCCTGCTCGAAGGTCTTAGTGGAGGTTGCGGTGATGTCGGTCTGGCCGTCGTAGTTCACGGCGTCGCCGTCAATCAAACCGCGCATAGCCAGACGAGCATACGCGGTACCGTTCTGGGCGGTAAACACACCGCGGATGTCGGGATTGCCCGCAAGGGCACGAGACTTCTTGAGCTCATTCAGGTTGAGGTTAGGAACGCGGTCCACCATGTACTTGAACGCCTCAGCATTGAAGCTCTTAGAATCAAACTTGCTGTTTGCCATAGTAAAATCGTCCTTTCATATTAAAGTTTTGCATCAGGATTTTCAGCGAGGTACGCGCAGAGCTCGTCGTAGGTCATAGTCTCCGGCTTTTTATCGCCGGAAGGCGCCGGGTCTCCGCTCTCGCCGGGCTTGAAGCCCTTAAAGTCATTCTTCGGTTTCGTAGTGTCGAACATAAAGCCGCTGTCGGGTGCCTCGGCCAGCTTCTTAATCTGGTCGGCCAGACCCTTCACGGAGCCGTCCGCGTCAAGCTCAGCCTTATCAAGGTCGAGCAATGCCTTCACGGCCTTTACGTTCTTCGCTTTGGCAGCAGACAGAGCCAACTCAACGGCGGTATCGATTTTGAGGCGCTTGATTTCCGCCTCATGGGCCTTCGTCGCTGCGGTGTTCTCGGTCTGGAGAGTAGCGATTTGCGTCTTGAGCGCCTCGACGTCGCCGGTAGAGGCCTTGAGGGTCTCAAGCTGCTTGTCGCGCTCCTTGACGGTATCGGCGAGAGCTTTCTTCTCGGTGTTCAGAGTGTTGAAGTCTGCACGCGCCACGAAATTCTTGCCGATTTCCTCAGAGACCTTCTTATCAATCTCCTCGGAATACGCTTCTCCCAAAATAGTTTTCAGCCAGTCCAACATTTTGTCCTCCTGTCTCCCGCTGTCCTTTTTATCCGGCCAGTCCCGGTATTGCGGGTACGCTATTTGTTGTCCGCCGCGTAAGGCGGTAATTTTTGTATGAAAAAAGCGCCTCCTGCTAAAAAGCAGGGACGCTCTAATCAACTATTGCTTCTGTGGGGCTCCACGGTCTCCCGTATCGCGTTTTAACTGAGGGGCCCTTAGATTTACCCTCTGAAAAATCGGGCTCGAATTAGGAGCCTTCTGGCTCGCTCGAATATCGACCGCACTTCTTACATACCTCGAGGGCCTTATCCCAGTCAGGGACGGTATCACCCTCAAGAAGAATATCGTCGGTAGCGATATTGCAAAGCTCCCAGCAATAGCCCCAGTCAATTTCCTTATTCAGTAAAGGGCACTTGACCTTATTTTGCTCGGACATATTTCATCACCTCGTCATATAGCAGTTTCCCGCGCTCGTCCAGTTGCCCGGCGGTACCAATCTCGCCGTTATTATCAAGGACCGCAAAGCCCTCGCTCGTATAGAAGGCGTATTGCGTGCCCTTACGCTGTTTAAGTGCGAAGTCTGCGTTATCAATAATATTCTGAGTCCATTCTAAGGTTATACCGCGAGAGGCAAACCGTTTTTCGGCGTGCTCGTTCGCTTTGATGGCGACTCGACCCAGAGGCGGAGCGACCAGAGTTCCGGTCGTTCGGACTTTGCCCTCGTCGTGGAGAGCCTTAACCGCTTTATGCGCAGTCCAAAAGCGCCTATCGCTTGTAGGATTCGCGCCCTTGTATCGGTAGTAACCGGTAAGGTCCTTGTAGTTCTCAGAATTATACTTTAACTGCTGAAAAGCTGCAAAGCTCTTAGGCGCGTCTGCGCCGAGTCGGGCCTTGTAGTTTTCATACTGCTTTTTGTCAGCAGATTCATTATACCACATATTTTTGAACTTTTCTACGGTACCAGCGCCATAGGCAGCGTCTTGTCTCGCTTTCCAGTCCTTATATGTCATATCCTTAGGAATATCGAAGCTCTCGCCGGTCTTTACGTCTCTCGCGAAGCGGTCTCCGAGACCCTGCATATCCTCGTAGTAGGGGGCGGTCGTGCCACGGCACCACGGATGAAAAGGCGGCGCGGTAACGCCGACTTGATACTCACTCATAGGATAGACCTTGCCGTCGAGCTGCGCGCAGAGGCTGCAAGTCTCGTTGTCGAGGGTTTCCACGATAACGTACTTCTCAACGCCGAGGTCTTTGAAGCAGTCCTTGCGGGCCTCGTTCGCGAAGGCGGCGCTCTCGGTCATGACCAGACGCCCGGCCTGCGACTTAGAGACCCGAAAACGGTCGGAGATAGCCTTGATGGCTTTATCCGGAGCCGCACCTCGCATTATCATCTGGGTAAGCTGCGTGTTGACGCTGTTGACGAGCGCCTGCTTGTTCGCCCAGATTCTATCGCTGAAAGTCTGGCTGTCTAAGGTCCACGGCCGCGAGAGTACTTTGCTGATAGCTTCATCGGTCAGCCCGTGAAGCGTCCAACCGACCCCCATGCCCTTTTGGAGCTCAAAGGCGGTATGATAATAGCCTCGCTGGTAAACCTCGCTCAGGGACGAATTAAGAGCCTCTGTCTGCGCCCCGTGTAAGACCTCGGCCTGCTCCTGTAGCTGGAGCTTCAAGCTGTCAAGCCTTGACACGTGGACACGGGCAGAAGCGTTCTTAAGCTGCTTGAGCCACGCCTGAGAGACTGCGTTCTCTTGACCGTGTTTTATATACTCTTCAACGGTCCACCGGAACTCATCGAGCTCCTGCGTGGTAAGCAGCTTATTCGCCTCGGCGAGCGTTATGCCGTTTTCGGCCGCAAACCGCTGATACCATCTCGCGATTTGCGATTCTATATCCTGAATAGCGGTCGCATATTGCCGCTCGAGGTTTTTAACGTAGTCGTACCCCTTATCAAGCAGGGATTCCTCAAGAATCCGCATTCGGTTGGCCCAGTACTTATCATTCCTCATTTACCGGGTCACCGCCTTCGGGGTTACGCAAAGCCTGCGCCTGCTCAAAAGCCGCTCGGTAGGGGTCGGTTTCCTCTTTCTGCTTTTCGAGCCGTTCAAGTTCGGCCGCAGGGTCGTCGACCCACGGGTGCATAGCGACGATGGTCTCGTCAGAGATAATGCCGACGGACTTAGAGCAGTTATCAATAGCCTCGGACTCGTTGATAAGAATATCGCGGTTGAAGATAACCGTAATATCTTCGCCCTCATACGAGCCCTTGCCGGTGTTGGCGAGGTAGGTGTTCACAAACCAGAGAATCTCTTCAAAAGAGGCTTGCAGCTCGGTCTCCATTGCGTTCGCGTCGAGGTCGATGTCGCAATACATGCTCTGAATGTTCATCTGGTTAGGCGCACCGGAAAGGCGGTCGTCCTTCGCGTCGTAGCTGCGGAGGTTTTCAATGAGCGCCTTTTTCAGAAGCTCGAGGACGGTCTTATAGTTCTCAGAGTTTACCGAGATTTCAAGGCTGTCCACGCCGCCGTCAGTACCCTCGACCGTGCGGACCTTGATAGCTCCGTAGGTCGTCAGGTTACGCCGGAACTCCCCGAGGTCCTGTCCATCGTAGTTCTTGAGGACAAGGACAGTATTACGGACGTCTTCCTCCATGTTGTTCACGAAGTCGGATTGCAGGAGGTTGATAGCGTCCTGCAAGGAGCGGCCCCGGCGAATGAGAGGGACTTCCTTCGGGTTGTACTTGATAGGGATAAGGGGGAAGCGTTCCCAGTTCAGGGGCTGCTCGTTACCCTTGCTGTCCTTTACCTTAACGTAAGCCTGCTTCTCAGTGTCCGGCGTGAGTACGCCGTTCTCAAAGATGTAGGTCGTGACGCCTTCCAGCGTGAAGAGGTCGACTTTCTTAACGATTTTCTTCTCGGTACCGTAGTAGACCTCGACTGGATAAAGGCGAAGAGCGGAGTCAAGCTCGGTATGAGCCGCGTCCGCCCAGAACGGCATAATCTCGTAGCCGGGGAATACCCGGAATGCGAGCTCGCCGTTTTTATTGTAATAGGGATAAAGCCACGAGATACCCGCATTGAGGCACTCGACTCCCGCGCTCTTGAGAGTACGCATAAACCTCATGCCGAGTACCTTCTTGACCTCGGTTGCGTAATCGTCATTCTCGCAGGAGAAGGAAATAGGCTGACCGAGAAGGTAGTTTGCCTTCTGGTCAACGTGTTTCGCATACTGGTTATCCACAATGCGGTTGTTCGGGAGATTCTCAATCACAATCAGCTTACCGTCAGGGCCGATAGCCGTGCGCTGGCGTTTGAGAATGTCATGGTCTCCAGTATAGTACCGGTCGCCGTCAATCATCTCACGCCGCTCGGGAGAAGTCTCCCAGTCGGTAAGCTCTCTCGCGTAGAACTCAAGCTCGGTCATAGGCCTGCCGGCGCGGAGGCGCAAACTGAAAAACTCCTGCTCGATAGGCTTCTTGAATAAGGGCATTTATCGCACCTCCTTAAAAACTGAATCTCGACGGCTGGAACGCGGCGCGGACGAAGTACCTCGTATCGTCCATAGCGTGGTCGTCGGTTTTTAGCGGCCGGTCTTCGGCGGCTTTTTCGTCCCACCGATATAAACCGAACTCTCTTATGCAGTCCGTGCAGCAGTCGCAAAAGAAGATGTCGCCGGCGTTCAGCCGGGTAGCAACATCGCGAATACCGTCAAGGACTCTATTGCTTGCCTGCTCGACCATGAAGCGGTCGTGCCGACGTATGACCTCGATAAACGAGGCGGCGGACGGGTCAACGATGATTTTCCGAATCGAGAGGTCTCCCGCAAGCTCTTCAATAGCCGCGTAGTGCTCCTCGTCCGTTCGCTGATACCGTTCCTTGCGTCCGTCGTAGTAGTACTCTCGAACGCGGTACCATTTTCCTTCGCAAAGCCCCCAGAGCCCGGCCGAAGTCGGGTTTAAGGTGCCGTAGTCGCAAGAGATAAGGTATTCCTCGTAATCACGAGGCACGGAAGGGACTACATGATAGTCCTTATTAAACATTGTATATATCAAGCCCTCCGCGACGGTCCAGAGACCGCGGATATACCGGTCGTAGAACACGCCGGAGTACATGCCCTCGTATCGGGCTTTGATTTTCTCGTCAAGGCTGAGGTTGTCGTCCATCGTAAAATGCAAGTAGAGCATATTGCGCTCCGCCGCTTTACGAATCCACTCTTTATAAAACCAGTGGCCCGGCGACTCGGGGTTGCAGTTAAACCAGAACTTTGACCCGGAGACCGAACAACGTGCCATAGCCTGCTCTACGAAAGAGCGGGGCATAAGCGCGACCTCGTCGAAGAGGACTCCGGCCAGAGTAATGCCCTGAATAAGGGTGTAGCTGGATTCGTCCCGCCCTCCGAAGAGGTAGTAGGTATTAGAGCGATTGCCGATAGTGACGACCATTTTATTCTCGCTGCGGCGCTCAGTAACCTCGAACATACCCTCGAGCCATGTGGGAATATGTACAATAACGTTACGCCGGAGCGCTTCAATCGTGCGGCCGCAGATAGCGAAGTTCTGTTTATCGAAGCTCGCCATGCTCCACATGATAAAGCCGATAGCCATTGAGACCGTCTTGCCGGAACGGATTGACCCGTCGCAGATAAGCCCGTCTCTATTCTGGTGTTCTGGTTTCGTCCACCAGAAGAGGGTCGCGTTCTGCCGAGGACTGAAGCTCTGGTATTGCACTCAGGTCAACCTCCTTTCCGGCAGCGTGAATCGCCTCGAAGAAGTTGGTCTCCTTCGCGTCAGACGACTTAATTGCCTCGTTAGCTGTATATTTATCAATGACGATACCCATAGCGGTAGCGAGCTGATTGACCGTCGCGGCGGCGAGCTTGTCTTCGTCTCCCATTGCCGCAAGCAGCTTGTCAATCAGTCCGCAGACGTCATTTTTCTTAGAATCCATAAAGGCCAGAATGCTTGCCGTATTCTCAGCCTTTTTTTGTGCGACCTTTTGTTTTAGGTCGTTGTCACTTTTTAACGTGCGCTGAATCGTAGTCGTAGAGACGCCGTATTTCGCGGCCAATGCCCGAATGCTCGAGCCGTTCACCGATTCAGCTATAATCTTTTTCCGTTGCTTATCGGTCAGCTTAGCCACGTTCGTCCCTCCCTCGTTAGTTGTTGCTAACCTCCATTCATAATAATAGACGGAGCACTGCACCGGAGGCCCGCGCAGTGCTCCGCCCGCGATACCGGAAGTCCCAATAACGCAGAAAAAGCCGGATTCTTCATCCGACTTTTTCATCGTATATTATATCGCATGTTCGGCGTGAATTAACGCGCTTTCAGTAAAAATTGTGAGAGCTTTTTTATGAAGAGTCATCGTCCAGCGGAAAGTGATGTCAAGCCGTACCGCGATTTCCTCCCACTTGAGGTACTTAAGATACCTCATCTCTAACAGAGCGTTGAGAGTAGGGTCAGTAACCGCCTGATTGATGGCTCTGCCGATTTCAAGCTCGATAGCTGCAAGCTCGTAAATCTCCGCTTTGATTTCCGACTGCAAATCGACGATAGCGCAAGCGGCGTCCTCAACCTTCTTCGACGGGGTAGAAGAGAACGAGGCGACCGGCTTAATCTCGGCCGTAATAGACTCAGCCCTGCGTCGCCACTCGTCGATACGCTCCTCCTTAACCTTTATTCGTTCTCTGGACCTATATCCTCTGTTGAGGAAGTCCTTTGCTTCCTGTACTGTCATTTTGATACCTCCTTGATTCTGGCTTTCAAAGCCTCGAGGCAAGCGTTCTGCCTTACCTCCTTCGGCGCGAGTATGTCGTCTAAAACACGGTAGTCATAGGTGTCCTTCATCAGGATATGGTGAATCAGGACCGTTTTCTTTTGTCCCGGACGGTGCAGTCGCTTGTTTGCCTGCTGGTAAAGCTCCAGACTGGTAGGAAGACCGTACCATATCGCGATATGGCCTCCTGCCTGCAAGTTCAGGCCATGCCCAGCGCTTGCGGGGTGAGCGAGCATAATCGGAATCTTGCCCTCGTTCCAGCGGACGACCGCTCCGTCGTCTTTAATGTCTACCGCTTCCGGGTATCGCTCCATAATTCTGTCGCGCTCATGCCGAAAGGCGTAGAACACCAAAACGGGTTGACCGTTCGCTTCTTCAATAAGCTGGTCTAACGCCTCGAGCTTGCAGTCATGCAGGACCTTGACATTGCCATTCTCATCGTAAGCCGCGCCTCCCGCAGCCTGCAAGAGCTTATTCGTCAGGACCGCTGCGGTCGGCGCGTCGATGTCGCCGTCAGCAAACGGGAGAAGAGTGTCCCGCTCAAGAGTCTTATAGAGCTCCATCGCCTCCGGGGTAAGCTCGAACTCGCGGCGAAGAAAAAGCCTGTCCGGTAACTGCAGGTAGTCCGCCGCGCTCATACTGATACAGAGCTTACCGATTTTCTCATAGATAAGCTCCTCCGCGCCGTCTTTCGGTTTCCATGAGAAAATAGTCGTGGCATTCCGCTTGTCTGGGACGAAATAGGTATCACGGTAGCCCGTCAGAGTTTTGCCAAGAGCCTTACCCTCGTCAAGCAGGTACATTTCCGGCCATAGGTCAAGCAGTCCATTCGGCGAAGGCGTGCCGGTTAGACCGACAATCCGCTTGATGTACTTCCGTACCTTCTTAAGAGCTCGGAAGCGCTGCGCCTTGCTGGACTTGAAGCTCGATAGCTCGTCGATGATAACCATATCGAAAGGCCACTTGCTTTTGAAGTAGTCTACAAGCCAGACGACATTCTCGCGGTTGACGATATAAATATCCGCCTCCCGCTCGCAAGCCGCGATACGCTCAGCCTTCGACCCGAGAATCAGCGAGAGCTTCAGGTGTTTCAGGTGGTCCCATTTCTTGACCTCCGGCGGCCACGTTTCCTTTGCCGGTTTCAGCGGAGCGATAACAAGGACCTTGCTCACGGCAAAATAGTCATTCAGGAGCTTATCCGCTGCGCTCAGGCTCGTTACCGTTTTTCCCATACCCATATCCAGTAAGAGCCCCGCCTCGGGGTTATCGAGAATGAACTTCTCCGCGAAGTCCTGATAATAGTAAGGTTTATACTCCATCAGCCCTTAGCCTCGCTTTCAAATCCTCCATATCGGAGATACGCCAAACGGTGCAGCCGAGCCCCTCTAATGTCGCGATGACCTTTTTCTGCCTGATACTCAAACCGTCACTCAGCCCCGGCCGCTTGACCTCTATAAAAATTATTCGTCCCCCCGGCAATATCGCGATTCGGTCAGGCACCCCCGGAGCTCCCGGGGACACCCACTTGTACGCTTTACCGCCGAGGGACTTGATATACTCACAGAGCTTTCGCTCAAAAGTGCTTTCATACATAAAAAACCTCCTTTAGGTAGTCGAGTAGCGCGTGTAACAAAGATTCCCTATATATACATGTAATGCGAGGGGGCGACGGAATTGCGTCGAGTGTCCCTTTACTTTTTCAAAAAATGTTTTTAAGATTTTTCAACTACCAGTACTACCAAGTAGCCAAAAGCATTGATATATAAGGCTTTTTCGAGGTAGCAGAGTAGGTAGCACTTTGTTGCAAGTAGTTCTCAAAGTGCTACCTTTGTTGCAAGTACGCTTGTACGACCTACCCTCTAACGAAAAAAGTTGGCTTTTCAAGTGCTACCTTTGCTACCTCAGACCTCTTTCACGAAGCCCCTCTGCCTGCCGTAAATTGCTCCGCAGTTGACGGAGGTGGACAACCGCCAGCCCGGAATCATGCGCAGGAGTCCGATAATCTCGCGAGCCTGCGTCTGCGAGTAGCTCTTCGGGTCGCCTTTGAAAAGCTCCTGCCAGACTTCAAGCGCGCAGACCTTTGTTCTCGGTACGGTACCGTTACGCTCCTCGCCGAAGCCGCCGCTCCAGAACATGAGACGCTTTTCGAGGTCCCAATCGTCCCAGCCCTCGGGCAGCAGGACTTCAAGGAAGTTCTCGATAAGACCGAGCTTGCCGTTCGCCTCGGTGTGGTCGGCCTGCACCTTGCGGGCCATTTCTTCGACTGCGCCGTCAAGATACCAAGTCTCGCCGGCCTCATAGTAGGTCACAGCTTCGGCCCATATCTGGTCCACGATAGAAGCAGTCAGCTTGTCCCCGAGAGTTTTACCCGCATCGGTAACGACGACCGGCCAGAAACGGCGGGCGCCAGTAGGGTCTCTCAGGAACTCCTCATCGTTCGTGGTACCGAAGAAGGCGCATTGTCTCGGGTGGCATTGTGTGCGGCGAGCGTATGCCGCACGGTAGTTGTCCTCCTGTTTGGAAACAAACTGCTTAATCTGCTCGACCTCAGCCTTACGGGTCGCAGCCATTTCAGAGAGCTCGATTATCCAAAAGCCTTGAAGCTGCTCGTAAGCATCCTTACCGGACATGGTATAGAGCGAGTCTGAAAACCACTCCTTACCGAGCTTCTTCAAGGTCGTGCTCTTGCGGCAGCCCTGAGGACCGATAAGGACGAGCATGTGGTCGTGCTTGCAGCCGGGAGATAAGATTCTCGCAGCCGCGCCGATAAGCGCCTTGCGGGTTACCGTCCTTGTGTACCGAGAGTCCTCTGCGCCGAGGTAATCGATGAAGAGAGTCTCGCAACGTTTCTCGCCGTCCCAGATAAGGCTCCGCAGGTACTCGCGTACCGGGTGCCTCGTGATGTCGGCCAGCGCAAGGTCGACGCCTTCTCGGGTCTTCGGCATAGAGTCGATTTTGTAGTCCTTCTCAAGGACATTGTGAACGCCGGCGTCGTCGGTGTCGTCCCACGAGCGAGGCTTTGCGTCAGCCTTTCTCCAAGGAAGGTCTCCGCAGACCATAGGTCTCTCCATGAACTCGTCCCAGTAGAAGGTCCCCTTAAACCGAGGGTCATTCTTCACGATGATACGGATATTTTCGACCGTAGTCGCTGCGTGCCCCGTCTTCGGGTTTACCTCAAGCTGAGAGACCCAGTTCATATCAGGAGCCTCGTCGCCTTCGCCGAAGAGCTGGACGATGTAGTCGAGCTGCTTGCTTTGCAGCTCCTTCATAACGCTCTCGCAGTTGGTCTCAATCCACTTACACATATTCTTATAGGAAGGAAGGTTGTTCGCCGCGGTGTTCGCAGGTTTTCCTTCGTCATCCTTGCCGAACATGTGAATGCGGACGAGGTCGAATGCGTTGCAGAGCTTGCCGCAAGTCGGGTCTGTGCTGTGGTGGCTGTACGCAAAGCGGCCGTCCTCATAGATAACGAGACCGCCGGAGGTCGAGCCGCCTTTGTAGGTATAGCGGCCATTTTCGCCCTTGATGTAGACGTCAGGCAGGAAGGCCTCGATTGCGTCCTCTACAGAGTAAGTACGGCAGAACGCGCCGACGATACCGTCTTTCGCAGTCGGGTCTCCCTGCTTGTCAGCGAGACGCCGAATCGTGCCGGACTTCCTGCTTGAGACAGGCCACTGAGTCGGGTCTTTCCAGTCTGCGTACCTCGCGAGCTGCTCGTCGGCGTCCAGCCATGGGCCGTCCTGCACTTCATAGCGGAACTCGCCGTCAGAGGAAGCACTCGCCCAGTACATGAGCCGATGTGGCTCATAGGTGGTATCGTCGCACATGTCGATACCGATGTCGCCTGCAATCCTGCGGGCAATGGCCTCGTACTCCTCAGGAGACACAGGCCTCGAGAGAGGAAGCACAAGACGAAGCCTCGGCGCTTTCGCCGTATGACTGTGCGTGCTGTAGAGTACCGCAGCACATCCCAGAATCAGCTCGACCGTAGGCCACGGGTCTTCGCCGGCCGTGATAGAGTCCATGTCGAGGGTGATAAGCCGACGCTGCAGAACGGCGTCGATTTTACGACGACCACCTTTCAGGGTGCCGCCGACAAAGCCGCCGACGTCCTTCGCGTTATCGCGTTCCTCCTTCGGCATACGGAAGTACTCTTGCTGGGTCTCCTGCGTCCGGGTCACATGGCCGAGCTTATCAACGAACTCAGACCAGAGCATTTCTTTAGTTTTCCAGCTTGCCGAACGTCGCGAGCTACCCGTCGCAATCGTTATCAAGCCGTCATATTGAAGAGTCGGCATTAAAAGGTACCGGCTCTCGTTACCACTCTCGTGATACCCGCGTTCTTAATCATGCGGTCGCAGATATTACACGGAGCAGGGTCAATAGTATCGTCGAGGCACGCGAGGTAAAGGGTAGCACCTCGCATGGACCGCCTCGGCGCACTGATAATCGCATTCTGCTCGGCGTGAACGGCGACGCAGGTCCCGTACTGGTCCCCGTGGCGAGCTGCATGCTCGTCGATAGGAGTGGAATGCTCTCGGCAATAGCATTTCCCGACGTCACAGCAGTTGGCCTCGCCTCTGGGCGCGCCGTTGTAGCCGGTCGCGATGATTTCGTCGTCTGCGACAATCACGGCCCCATACTGCCTGCGAAGGCAGGTAGAACGGGCCGCGACGGCTTTTGCGATATTCAGATAGTAGTTGTCTTTGTCTATTCTCATAGTCTTACCTCCCGCTACTTCCGAACGCTCCGGTACCACGCTCGGCAGACTCTGCATACGTGAACTCAGGGATAACGACCGGCATAATCACGAGCTGGCCAATACGGTCGCCTTTCTTGATGTCGTAACCGTCGCCCCCGACATTCGAGACGATAGCGTGGACCTCTCCGCGATAGCCGGAATCAATGGGCGGAAGCTCGCATACGATACCGCGAGCGCTCAAGCTGCTGCGAGGAAATATGTACCCCACATAGCCGTCAGGCAGTTCCAGACCGAAGCCGAGAGGCAGCTTATATACTTGCCCGGGGTAGATGGTCTGGTCTCTGGGGCTGAACACGTCCGCGCCGGCGTCGTTGTCATGCGCTCGTACAGGAGCGGGGCCGTTGAAGTCAATCAGTTTAATCTTCATCTCGCACCTCCTGCAATAGAATTTTAATCAAGGCGTGAATACCGCGGGCACTATCATGGCCTTGAATTTTTCCGGTCCCAGCGTAAAATTGAAAAAGTTTATCGTCAGCTTTGCGTCGGCAATGAAAATGCCCGGTAGCTTCATTTTTTAAGGCGTACTCAATATCGTACTTCTCAAATTGAGATATAGCATATTGAATACGGCCCGGCGTCTTAGCGATTCTGGCTTTATGATTCTCATTAGCTAAATCGCGTAAGCCGTCCCATAAAGGGTCGCGTTCACTCATTCTCGCACCTCCATACAGAGCGGAAAATCACGCTCGAGAATATCGTGCGGCGTAAGGTCGGACGCCAGCGGAGCACCGCAGGCCATTTTACCTTCAAGGCACTTACCCTTCATGCAGAAGGGGCCGGTCGTCTCAGGAGAGAAGAGAGCCGGAGCCAGCTCGTAAAGCTCTTCCCAGAGGCGGAGCATAACGTAACGAGTCTCGGCGGTATTGCGCCGACAAGTTCTCTGACTTATCATGTGCTTCCACTGATAAGGCGTCGCGCTGATAATCAGAACGTTTCTCAGGCCTTGCGGAGCCAGATAGCCAGCAGAGTCATTGTCCGCACCGTACTCGACAAGGAGCTTGTATTTCCGCATAGCATCCTGACACTGAGAGAGGTAGGAGAAACGCATTTGACTGTCAAGCAACTCATAAGGGACGACGAAGTCAGCCTCGTTCGAGTAGTCGCTGTACTGCAAGGACGCAGACATGAACTTGACCTCATTCTGGTGCCTCGTAATCTGAGCGAGGAATCTCCTTGACGCTCCGACAATTACGGCGTTGATGACCGCGAACTTCTGAATCGTAGGGTGCGGAAGCTGGGTCATAACCTTAGCCGTTTTCTCGGTGTACTCTTTATCGTAGAGAGCAAGGAAGTCGGAGAGGTCTTTGACCGTGTGCCCGCGCTGTGTCAAGCGTGCGGCGCATACCATCATCTTCTCGGCCTCGCTGATTGCGGTCGGATTGAGGACCGCGACTTTGATTTTATCCATTGCCGTTCGCCTCCTCTTCGACCAGAGCTTTGAGCAGAAGCAGGTAGTTAATGCTATCCGTGATTTTCTCGGTCCAGCGGTCAAGAGAGTAGCTGCGGCCGTCAGTACACATATCCGAGATAGAGACGAGGTGCTTTGTCAGCATACCGAGCAACGCCTCTTTCGGGGTGCCGTCGATAATCGCAGCCGCCTTCTTGAAGTGCGCGAGGCGGTCGATATTGCTCTCGTCTACAGCGTCAGGCGCATACTCGTGGCCTTTGCCGGTAAGCAGGTGCTCGCAGACAAGAAGCTGCTCTTTGACGACCTTATTAAATACATCTATCTTCATAGCGGTTAGTCCTTTCTATAGTATTCACACTCATAGGCGTCAGCCTTGAGCGGTAAGCCGGTTGCCCACTCGATGGGCTCCGACATGATTTTGCTGATTTCCTCGGCAGAGCTTACGCCGATAGGTACCTCGCAGATAACTTCATCGTGGACATGAAACACGACCGGAAAACCGGCGCGCTCCAAGCGGTCAATGGCAACTGCAAGGCAATCCCGGGCCGTAGCCTGAACGATGTTCTCCACGAGTTTCGGGCCATAGGACTCGATACGACCCCAGCCGCCCGAGGACTGAATTGTGCCCTCATAGGTGATACTGTCGTCGTCGATTCTGGGCTTTACATAGCTCAACTCACGACCGTTCGGAAGTCTCAGCTTGAGGAGAGGCCCTTGCTTGTAGAAGCCCATACCGAAAGGCAGCTTAGTAGGAGCCTTCGTCTGAATGGTCCTGCGTGCGGCGGCGTCCGTGTCCCACCACAATTTGGTGATTGCGGGATTTGCAGCGCGCCAGCTATTGACGAGCGGTTTCAGCTCAGACTCCTCAAGCCCCATCTCGAGAGCGCCCATAGATTTCAGAGCGCCGACGCTGCCGCCGTAGCCGAGCGCGAGCTCAGCGATTTTCCCTTTCTGTCGCATAGGGTCGCCCTTCTTGACGGAGCCCTTCGGAAGGTGAAACATCTGCTCGGCGGAAGCCTCATAGATTTTGCCGTGGGTCTTGAAAACCTCCATGCGCCACTCTTCGCTTGCAAGCCATGCGATAACACGGGCCTCAATCGCGGAGAAGTCAGACACGATGAAGCGATAGCCGGGTCTCGGGATAAAGGCCGTGCGGATAAGCTGCGAGAGGGTCCCGGAAATGTCGTCGAAGAGCATTTCAAGGGTCTCAAGGTCTCCGGCCTCAACGAGCTGCCTTGCGGTATCAAGGTCACGGTCCGGCATTTTATTCTGCGGTAAGTTCTGCATTTGTACAAGGCGGCCGGCCCATCGACCGGTACGCGCTGCACCGTAAAACTGAGTCAGGCCACGAATGCGCCCGTCCGGGCAAGCCGTGCGGAGCATAGCGTTGTATTTTTCAGTTGAGGTCTTTGCAAGACCTGCTCTAATGTCGAGCATACGGTCCACGGCGTCGCAGTCAGCGTCGGCTCTTACGCCGGCGATACTCTTCTTGTTGAGGCTCTCGACCTCAATACCCGCGGTGTCCTCAATCCAGCTCTTGAGCTGCGCGGTGCTCTTCGGGTTTTCAAGGCCCGTGAGCTCCTTAGCTTGCTCGAGAAGTCTCGCCTTGATAATGGCGTCAATCTCGACCGCATGCTCTGCGAGGTTAAGGTCAACACCGACGCCGCGGTCGTTGATATGCTGGTCGTGAATCCAGAGAGGTTGTTCCTTCT